TATGAGCAAATTAATGGTGCACCCGTCGAGAAATTGAATTTCCAAGATCCTTACCAGTTATTTTCAGAGAAACAGATAAATGACGTTATTGAGAGTGGACAGGGACACGTGTTGATCGAGGATTTGCAGCGTCAAGCTGCTGAGACGATTCGTATTGCTGAAAAGTCATTTACAACTATTGTGGAGGAATATCAGAACACGCGGCCCGAAAACCCCTTTGCGCAAGTTCAAATGGATGAACAAAAAGTGGAACTCGGAGAATCTACGGATACAACCACCTATATCAAGGCTCCATCATTACGCGAATTGTTTGAAAATCCACCTAGGTCTTGGGAAGAGTTTAAATTACTCGTTTTCCAGGTAATGATGGCAGGACCAATGAGTATGGGAGCCCTCGTTCAGTACCTAATTGGGACAGTTCATAATTGTGAGCGGTGCAAGAAGTACTTTGGTTGTGCATTTAAGTGCCAAGAAACGAACCGGTATGTGTGTGAAGCCTGTTACATTGATGAGCATAAGTGTCCGTTGTGTAATAAGCAACACGCTCGAGTGGCAAATTCCTTACGTTGGTTGGTTCTCTTCGCTGTGGCTTTGTTCATTCAAAACTATGGAATGAAGTTGTTAACTTTAGTTCCGTATATCGGTCCATTTTTCCGTTTTTACAGGTATGTTTGGATCTTCACAACAGCTTTAACTGCCTTTGTGGGGTACATGTCTTCAGATGCAAGAGATCAAGCTGACGATTATTACTTGCGTCGTGAGGGTCCACATAGTAAAGTGAATTTGGTTCGAACTCAGGAATCAGACCTGCCCGATCCTGACATATTGTTTCAGAGTGAGGATATTCCTCCTCGAAATGTTAAGAGGAATTTGGTTGAAGTTGAACCTGCTGTTCAAAATGATGCTATAGAAGCTATGCTTGGAGTGTTCATTGATGAGAAGATCCCTTGCCGACATTGTCATTTGATAGAAAATATTGCGAGTGCGATCTATGTGCCTGGGGAATATGATTCCTTCAAAGTTCCTTTGGCAGGAACAAGTGGAAGAGCGTGTTTTATCAATGTTCCCCTCAACCCCTGTGGAGATGAATGCCCAATGAATTCTGAGCAGACGCTTAAGGATTTTTGTGAGACATATGTGCAAAACCGTAAAGCTGACATCCGGGCCTTATTAACTGATTACATGAATTATCCGGAAAATAGAGATGATATTCGAAAGCAAATTCCGTACTTTGCTCTACCCGACTGGGCCCGCACTGATGATGTCACCATTCCAAAATCGTGGTGGACGTGGTTAACAGAAAAATGGTCGAAATATGGTACTCTTATTAAAATTTTTGGCGGGGTTATTGCTGTTCTGGGAGTCTTGATCAAACTTACTGCTGCATTCATTTCACCAGAAACTGAGCCATCCGAGTATCAATATGGTAGCTCATTCTCCGGTTCGTCTGAGAAAAGTTACTATCCACGTACTACTCAACGAACTTTTGTAAAGGGACAACGCCAAAAATACACGGAAAGTGTGTGGGCAAACACACAAAGTGAAACAACAACGTTGATGAAAGAAACTGCTGCGAAGATTTTCCGAAACCAGATTCTCATTAGGGTCCGCACAACTGAAGGTGTGCGATCTTTGGGAGCGGTTGGTGTTTGTGGTCGCAATGCCTTGCTTCCTTTACACTACTATTGGGAAATGAGAAAGGCGGCTGCCAATAATATTCCTATTACAATTGAGCGAATTTGGGCGCGTGCTGGTGAGAACAACCACACCCGACACACCTACACTTTCTCTGAGAGCGACTTTTCGAAGGCCACTGACACTGATTTGGCCGTTTTCCATCTACCTGCTAGTTTTGATAAGTTTAAAGACATACGCAATCTGTTTGCAACTAATCGCGATATGAATCAAGCAAAGCCATCGCAGGGAGTTCTTATTGTACCAAACTTGAGTGGTGAATACGATCGCGAAGTGGTGCGAGTTGATACGGACCGACCACAAGCGTGCATTCGTACCATGTATAAGGACGAGACCATAATGACGCGTCATGTTATTCCTTACAACTTCTCGGAAAGTGGAGCGTGTGGAGCTATGTTGCTCATTAGTCATCCATTGCGGCCCATCCAAAGTATTCATACTTGCGGAATTCCAAATGGACCAGGGTTTGGTGTTATTGTAACTCAAGAACTACTGGAGGAGATGATTAGTAGTCCCATCGCTCAAATGGAAGAAACAGAATATTGCGAATTCGAGGATGTTGCTCCTACTATAGTGTACGATGATGATGTTTATTTGAGCTATCATGGTGCAGTTGCACAAAAAGAACGTCCCTTTATGCAAAAGAAAACAAAGATAGAGGCGACACCTCTCCGGAACAATCATGGTTTTACAAGTACGACCGAACCAGCAATCTTAGATGCCGGAGACGAACGCTGGAAATATCCGCAAACTCCTTTGTATCACGGTGTCAAAAAACATGGAGTTCCTTTGGTCGATTTTCCAACTCATGATGTCTTGGAAGTTGAACAAGTCATCTACGATCAATTGTTTGCTCCCATGCGCCCTGTTATAGCAGGACCACAACGATTAACACCTATTGAAGCTGTTGTAGGAATTCCTGGTATGGCATTTTACGACGCTATGAAATTAACAACCAGTGCTGGATATCCATGGGTTAAAAAGAAAGGTGAAACTAACAAACTTGCATGGATTCAACCAATAGTCGATAAAAATTTGCAAATTGTTGATTGTAAACTCGATCCTGAACTCGAAGTAGAGATTATGCGGAAAGAGGCGTTGCGCAAAAAAGGCATTGTCCCTCACACTATTTTCTGCGATACTCTAAAGGATGAGAGACGCAAATTCAAGAAAATTGCAAGCCAAAATCCAACACGAGTTTTTTGCGCGAGTCCAGTAGATTTCACAATAGCAATGAGACAAAATTTACTTCATTTTTGTGCTGCAACAATGAATAATCGTTTAGTCAATCGAATAGCTGTTGGTCTTAATCCACTTGGGCCAGAGTGGAGTAAACTTGCTCATAAACTCCATAGTGTCACTGCAACGAATGTCTTTTCTTTGGACTATAGTAACTTTGGTCCTGGATTCCACGCCGTATTGGGAGAGGCAGCTTTCCGCATCATGGCACGGTGGACAATGGCAAATGTTGCAGATATTGATCCTGTCGAGTTGGAAACTATGGGTGAAGAAGTAATAAATAGCTTGCACATAGCCCAAGGAACTATTTACCAGCAAATGAGTGGTAGTCCCTCTGGAGCGGCAGTCACTGCTATAATTAACTCAATTGTCAATTTGCTATATTTGGGTTTGGCTTGGAAAAAATTGGCAAAGGACCATGCGTATACACGTCGCTCCGAGTTGTGGAGTGAATTCTTCAATCACACTTACATCGCAGTATATGGAGATGACTTAATTGCAGCGGTGAGCGATGAGTATATTAAGGTGTTCAATCCGCAAACAGTTATTCAATACTTGGGGGAGTACGGAATAGTTGCTACGGATGCAAGCAAATTAGAAGAAGCAAAGGTTGGTTTGCTTACAGAAAATACGTTCTTGAAAAGAGGGTTTCTTCAACACCCACTCCATATTGGAATGTGGCTTGCTCCGTTGGATTGGAATGTAGTTGAAGAAATTGTGCAATGGAAACACAAAGGTCTCTCTTTGCGAGACTCAATGGACGCAACTTCATACACAGCCCTGCTTGAAGCTCACGGTCACGGAAAGGAAGCTTTCGAAGGATTTAAGAACAAGCTTAATAAAGCGCTTCGGAAAATCAAAGTTGGGGTAGTTCAGCACAGCTCTTGGGAGGATGTTGACCGGTTATGGTTTGACGACAAACTAACCACAGTTGCCTACAGTAGTCTACCCCCTGGGGTATCAGTAGCCACCATGTGGGATAATAGTGAAATTGGGTTCAAATATAAGGAATTGTGATAGCGATACTTAGAGAAATCTTTGTTGACTTCTATCTTGG